AACACTTTAGCGGCCACCATCGATTCATCGCAGAACCTACTGGTGGGTACTACTGTAGCAGGCGATCAAGGCGTGACAATTTACGGCGGTGGCGCAAACGGTCTTTATTCCAAAACGACAGCAACTTCTGCCTATTGGATAACAAACGATGGATTAACCTCTGCGACAGGCACTTTATTCGCGTTTTACAACAACACGACTCCCACAGGCAGTATAACAATCACAAGCACGAACGTGACGAATTATAACTCTGTCTCTGATGAACGATTAAAAGAAAACATTGAAGACTCTGACGACTCTGGCACAAAGATAGACTCAATTCAGGTTCGGAAGTTTGACTGGAAGACTGGTGGCGAGCATCAAGATTATGGCTTCATCGCGCAGGAACTCGTAGGGGTTGCGCCTGATGCTGTTACAACTCCAGAAGACCCCGAAGAAATGATGAGTGTCGATCCTGCAAAGCTAGTCCCAATGATGCTTAAAGAAATCCAATCATTACGCGCACGAGTCGCACAACTAGAATCTTAACAGGAGAAACAACATGGCAACATTTAACTGGGTAATCTCTACCCTTGAGCGTGACTTACAACCAGAAGACATGGACGGTGCGGTAATCGTGGCCCATTGGCGCTGCAATGCGTCTCAGGACGACTACTCTGCTACCAGCTACGGCACTTGTGGCTTCACGCCAGACCCGTCTAGCCCAACGTATGTACCCTATGCAGATGTTACCGAAGAATTGGCATTGTCCTGGTGCTTCGCTGATGGGGTAGATAAGGATGCTATTGAGGCCAGTCTCCAGGCTAACATTGACGGACAGATTAATCCTGTTACTGCTAGCGGAGTGCCTTGGTAATGCCAACATTAAAGGTCGATGATGCTGAGTACGAAATTGATGACATGTCACCTGAACAGCAGAAGATGGTCAGGCGCGTCTCAGAGCTGAACGATCAGATCGAGGAGATCCGATTTGTAATCACTGGGTATATTAATACCATCAAGTCGGATTTAGATAACAAGGAAAAGGATCCAACATGAGCCTTACAAAAGTTCATAACAGAATGATAGAAGATGCCCCTGTCAATATTAAAGACTTTGGGGCGGCAGGTGATGGCGGAGATGATACTGCGGCAGTGCAATCTGCAATCAGCTATTGCCTGACAAATAAAAAATCTCTCTACATTCCGGTGGGGAACTTTGTTTTCACTGCGCTTGAGTTCAATGCAGCAGACTATCCGATATCTACCTACGGCGAGCGTGGCATAAGGATCGTTGGCGAAAGCAGGACAGATTCACGGCTGAATGGATCGCTGACATTTAGTGCTATCACGCCTTATGTAGATTACAACAGCCGATTTACAGGCATGATATTCGACAATGTATGCTTGTATAACGGCAGTGGTAACGCACTGACATTTTCTGGATTCGGGAAAACTGCCTTGTACAACTGTCTGGTTAGAGCAGACACAGGCATTGGATTGTCTTTGTTAGGTGGTAGTGAGTTTGCGGGATACAACACTGAGATCTTTGGCTCATATACTAATTTAAAAGTTCGTAACACTACCGCCTCGGGGGATGTAGTTGATTCTGCTGTAATCACATTCCATGACTGCAATATTGCCAATACCGTTGGCGGTGTTACTCCGCTCAATATTGATTATGTGGGAACAGGTCGCAGCATAACATTTGTTGGCGGCAATATTATATCGTCAAACAGTAAGTCCTATTTTGAGAACGGGCAGGTTAATTTTATTGCGGTTGATTTTGAAAACACAAATCCTGTTGAATGCAAGGACTCAAAAGTTACCGCAACATCTTGTTTATTTGCTCAGACTACTACACCAAAAGTTGAGCTAACTAACTCGTCATTTTTGGATATTAGTAATTTGTGGGACGCTTCTGTTCAGCAGAATATTGTAATTAAAGATACGGAAAGTAAGGTCTTTATCAACGGTCACTATGGTTCCTTCCCAACGATTAGGATAGATCACAGTACATATACTACAGGCCAGATCACATTCAAACGCGCCCGAAATACCTTTGTCAATTTCGACTTTTCTAAAAGGATTCTTCAACCTTATAATGCAAGTCACCCCATTACCATAGACACGGCAACCAGTATAACTGGCGGAGCTTCAATCTATAGCACATCAACAGCCGGTGCGTATGCCGTTTTGCCGCTGGACACATCAGCAGGGCCGGTTAATTTAAGAGAGATCAGTGCTATAGAATGGGTTGCAACGACAAGCCAACTTAAACTTGTTGTTGGCGGAGTGGTTGTTGATGCAAGCACTAAAGGCTTGGTATACAACGCTCAGACATTAGCTAGTGGGTTCTTCAGGTATATATTCATCCCAACTGCTGACGATGATATAACGGAAATACGTTATGTTTTTGCAGTAGCGGGAGTATCTGGTACAAAATTCGACAGTAGTTATATCTATGGCAACGTGGTAGATGGCACTTTAGAAAGGTCTTCAGCTCCCACAACAGGAACATGGGCTGTTGGCGACAAAGTTTATAACTCAGTCCCGTCGGCTTCAGGCAATATCGGCTGGGTATGTGTTACTGCTGGAACTCCTGGGACATGGAAATCTTACGGAACAATCTCGGCATAAATGCTTGACCAACAAAGGACGACACGATCATCAAGTCGGATTTAGACAATAAGGAAAATGAAGAATGACTACTCTAGTAGAAAAAACAATCACTGCTGAGAACACTTTCAGCGATTCATTCAGGTTCGATGGAGACTTTAACTTCTCTATCCGAGGCACACTAACTGCGGGTACTACTGTCACCGTACAACGTAGTATCGATGACTCCACTTGGACTGACGTTGATACCTTTACGTCCATTAGCGAGAACGTAGGCTTTGAGCCTGAGTTACTGTTCTATCGTGCTGGCGTTAAGACTGGCGAGTTCGGTGCTGGAACCAACATCACGGTACGCTTTGGCGCCAAGTGGATGACTCTGACGTAGGTGATGACATGCAGGAAGAAGCTAAAACAGTTATGGATTCATTAGCGGTAGGAGGCACTGTGGCTACACTTGCTGGATGGCTTCCTAGTGTTGCTAGTTTGTTCACGATCATCTGGTTAGCGTTGCGTATCTGGGAGTCTGATACTGTTCAGAAACTTGTTAAACGAGATGGCTGATGGAAACGTGGGAGGTTATTGTCTCAGGCTGGCCCATTGCTGCTGGAGTATTCATCCTCGTGCTAACGATTGGAAAGATCTTAAACCGGCTAGAAGTTCTTGAGCAGAAAATGATCGAGGCTTGGAAAGCCATTAACGAGTTGATCCGAAAATGATGCAAGCACTGATAGGGCCGATCACTAATCTAGTCGGTGGCTGGTTGAATAACAAGGCCGAGGAGAAGCAAGCTAAACATCAAGCTAAACTCCAGGTCATCCAGAACAATGCTGATTGGGAATCCAAGATGGCAGATGCCAGTGCTCATTCGTGGAAGGATGAGTTCTGGACTATCATACTATCAATCCCTATCTTCATGGTTGGTTATGCCATAGCCATCAACGATATTGGTGTGATCGATAGGGTTGACGCTGGGTTCAAGGCGCTGTCACAATTGCCTGAGTGGTATCAATACCTGCTGTTCATTGCGATCAGTAGTTCATTCGGTATCCGCGGTGTATCCAAGCTGATGGAGATGAAGAAGTGAGCGAGTCGTTACTAAAACGTATCGGTGTATCTGGGTATAACAAACCTAAGCGTACACCTAAGCATCCTACTAAGTCTCACGTCGTGGTGGCCAAGTCTGGCGATCAGGTCAAGACTATTCGGTTCGGTCAGGCTGGTGTCAGCGGATCTCCCAAACGTGAAGGCGAGTCTGAATCTCGTAGAAAGAGACGTGAATCATTCAAGGCACGTCATAGAAAGAACATAGCCAAGGGCAAAATGTCTGCGGCTTACTGGGCAAACAAGGTGAAATGGTAATGAGAAAACCAAAGAAAGGATTGTACGCAAACATCCAAGCTAAACGTGCTCGTATCGCTGGTGGATCTGGCGAGAAGATGCGTAAGCCAGGAACCAAAGGCGCTCCCACTGCTAAGGCATTCAAGGACTCTGCAAAGACCGCGTACAAGAGATGACCTTCAAGTACTTTACCCGTCAAGAATTTGACTGTCAGGAGACTGGCGAAAATGAAATGGAAGATGAGTTCATCCATGCTTTGGATGCGTTGCGCCATGAGTGCGGCATACCGTTTCGGATTACTAGCGGGTTCCGCAGCAAGAAACATAGCCTTGAAGCTAAGAAATCTAGTGGGCCAGGACAGCACGCGAGAGGCATTGCTGCTGATATTGCTGTTACTAACGGGTCTGAGCGTTTCATTATCGTTAGCAACGCTATTAAGCTAGGTTTCAGCGGCATAGGCATCCATAAGAGCTTCATACACGTCGATACTCGTACCACTGTACCCGTACTATGGGTGTATTAGGCGCAATTTGAACCGATCTGAGCGGTTTTCTATATCAATTTGAATCCGCGCTCACCTTAAATTGCAGCAATCCTGTATGTGCTCTAATCCCTCATAATAATTAACCCTACAAAGTACAGATTCTTTTAAACGCAAAGACTTTTCTACGTCTTCTCGTAAAAAATCACTTAGCTCGTCAAGCTCTGACTGATCCCAATCAGGTATTTTTGTATACTTCCTGCCTCGTTTGGCTATCTTGTTTTTGATTCTTTCGATTCTATCAAAAATAGTTTCGTCTAACTCTGCTGCTGCAATGCTATTGCAATCGCTGCAAGCCCCAAAGATTACATAGAAATCATGCCCAAGCGCCATGTAGTCAGCCACTCGTGATACTGGCGGGTAGTGCTCTCTTGTGTTGGCTGGCTCACCACAATACAAGCACCGTCTGAAACCATCCTTTGATAACAATGGTGGTATTGTCGTATAGACTGCTGAATGTTCATTTCTTCTGAGCATAAAATAAGGGGCCTTAGAGACCCCTATACAGCGTCAGAAAGGTATGTCTTCTTCAACGTCTACTGGTGCAGATGCTACTGTCAACACGAGCAACTTATCAATCTGTTTAGGCTCATCTTTCTTGTATTCATCGATCTTAACGGTTAGACGGTCAGGGTACTTCTCATCTGGGGAGTACGGTGTCAAGATTTGGAAGTTTATCCATTCACCTTCCATCTGATTCAAGGTCTCTTGCATCTTAGTCTTGTTGATTGACCCTGAGCAGATCACAAAGTCTGGTGCTCGTTCGTGTTTCTTCTTAGCATACAGTCCATTAATGTATTTCATATTACTCACTCTCTCCTTCGTTATAATGCAGCTTTCTAAAGTCAGATGACTTAATTATTTCTCGTTCAATCTTCGTGAAGCATCCGCCTTTGGTTGGCGCTTTCCATAGTGCAGTCTTAACTTCATTGCTTAACTCGAACCATGCTTCAGCGGCAGATGGGAAATCATCGTTTGCTATTCCGACTTTGATTGCCATGATGCTGTCCTTGTTTTCTGCACACCATTGCTCGTAAGTCTTCTCTGGTTCTGGTGCTGGCAGATCCTCACCAGCGTATATGTAGGCACCCAGTCCATGCATTGATAAGCCCTTAGTCAAGCATCGCATCTTAGCGGTGTTGATCTGGAAGGCATTAGGATTGGCTACGGCATTGTTACGGTGATCCATAACTGGCAACCACATTTCATGCGATAGTCCATCAATGCTCACAGTACAATGTACGGTCATTGTCCCATCAGTGTGGGCCTCACTCTCTTGGAATGAGTAGGTAGCCTCTGGGTAGTGCTGCTTAGTGACAGCCCATGCCCAAGCCCATGATAGGTAGGTTAAGTTGCCTTTGCTTTCGGTGTGGTCGTTTACATTAATTGAGCTTAGTGTTTGCCATATACTCATCGTATCTCTCCTTTTGTTCAGATAGTAAAGTTTCTAATCGGTCTGCAATGATTTGCAATTCTTCTACAACGTCTTCGTCCCACTGAAAGCTGGCTTGGTTCTCATACCGACGAGCCCAAGTAGCACTAGACTGTAGTGATAGTATCCAATCGGGAATCATCTAAGCGCACTCCTGATTGATCCCATAGCATCGAGATCTAAGCGTCTATTTTCTTCTACCTGATGCTGTTGCATTTTGTTCCATTCGTCCTCATCCTCAATCATCTGCTCGGAGATGCGGTCTAGTTCACGGTGAAACAATCGGATGATGGCCATGTCTTGTACGCCAATGGCGTATCCTGATCGGCATAACCTGGCTATCTCGAATGCGAAATTTTCCAAGTCCTCGATCATGCTTAGTTGTTGTTTCTCGTTCATGTCTACTCCTGTTTGCTGATGAACCTAAACAATATGCCATACTAATTCGTGTGTCAACTTGTTTTTGTAAATATTTAATGGTAGAGTTGCATCTATTGTTTAATCAGATAGGGGCATAACGTGAAAGAGTTAGAACTAAAAGCATTCCTGGCACTGACCCAGCAGACTAATCATGGACTGGCCATGAAGCTAGGTATCAGTCCACAGAAGATGCACGCATGGAAGAAGCGTGACGATTGTTTTGTCAAGTTCGGTGACAACTGGGTTGTAACTGAGATCAATCTTAGGATAGAAAAGAGAGTGTATTAAAAAGACCCACCGAAGTGGGCCGTGGGAGTGCCGTGAGGGGAACGGCGGGTCGAGTGAGCAACAATCAGCAAGAGAGCATTAACATCGACAATGGAATCATATCAGATGACAGAGCTAGAAAAAAGGTTTGATTTATCACCGGAAGGTGTTAGATTAAATGTGTCGGCGGGATTACCAGTCCCTTTAATGTCCGATTGCAACCAGAAAGAATCGTTGTCACAACCGACACGACTCAAACTCTAGCACAATTGCAATCCTCATAAAAGACCTTCCTGCCGATGGAAAGTGGCGCTTAACTGTGCGTCCAATCCATAAAGCAGTAATCCGTGAGCACGTTGTAGGTCTGTCAGCTTGACCCGATTCACGTCCTAAACGCAGAGACCCAAGTGGGTTGGCTAGGGTAGCGCCTAGTCAGGAAACCGAAAGGACATTAGTACCGCATCTTAGGATGTAGCCACGCAAAATCTAAGCGACCTAACGAGTTGTACGATTGTGGCTTGCAAAGGGAAAAAGCTGAACTGTGTCTAAAATAAAAAGAGGTGCAGATGGACAATGAGGATAAGTTATCTTGGTGTCAATATGGGGAAGAACTTGAGCATAAGTTTTTGGACGGGTCTTTCCCTGTTACGTTGAACCCAAAGAAAGAGTCAGATAAGTTCACGCATGATTTTTTTATTCAGCTACCATGCGATCTAAAATCAATCATGAGCCAATGGAGGTATTCAGAAAGAATGTTTGGAATACCGCCTGAGTATGCAATCAGCATCAATGAAAAAGATTTGCAGCGTTATCGAGACTTATATCAAAACTTAATTATGATCTTGAATGTGAAATGGTCGGGTGTTTATTTATTGCCAGTGTCTTATGCAATCAATTTAGCTAAGGAAGGCAAGGCCAAGCGCCATGAATACAAGAACAGAAAGGACGACACGAAGGGCAATGCAAAAGCAAGCTGGATATTTGATTTAAGATATTTAGAAAAAATCAACAGGAGTAAATAGTGAGGGTGTTATGGAGTTAAGAGAGCATCAGGTAAGAGCGATTGAGATGTGTAGGGACTCAATCAGAAAGGGCAATAAAAGAATAATGTTAGCTGCACCATGCAGTTTTGGGAAGACGAGGGTAGCAGTAGAGATGCTGGCTAACGCTGCAAAGAAAGGTAAAGAGGGTATCTTTATCTGTGACAGGATCAAGCTGGTTCAGCAAGCGATAGAAGAATTCGATAAGCATGGTATCGAGGCTGGTGTGATCCAAGGGTGGAATCATCCTAGGTCAAACTGGACTTCTAATATCCAAATTGCATCGATTCAAACTTTGGCAAGGCGTAGAAAATGGCCCATGTCCAGGCTAATCATTGTTGATGAAGCGCACATTCACTACAAGACCACGACTACTTTGATGGAAAAGTATTCTGCTGTGCCGGTCATAGGTCTGTCTGCTACACCATTCAGCAAAGGTCTAGGCAATCACTATGATGACCTGATTGTTCCGATCACTGCCAATCAGCTAACGGATAAAGGGTACTTGGCACCAGCTAAATACTACGGTGGCACTAAGCCTAACCTCAAAGGTGTTAAGTCTAGGCGGTTGAATACTGGCGCGTCAGACTTTGACCCAACTGCGCTATCTACTAGGATCGAAGAAGATACTAATCTAGTCGGGGACATTATCGAGAACTGGATTAAGTACGGTGAAAACTCACAGACGATAGCGTTCTCCCCGTCGATCAACCATAGCAAAACGATGGTCAGAATGTTCAATGCTGCGGGTATCAGCGCCGAGCATATCGATGGATACATGGACGATGCCGAGAGGCAGATACTTTACCGCGAACATGACGAGGGCAAGTTCAAGATTCTAAGCTGTTCGAGATTACTCAACACTGGATACGATGCGCCATCTGTCCGGTGCCTGATCGATGCCTTTCCCACTAAGTCATTGGCTAGTTACGTCCAGCGGATAGGCCGAGTGCTACGCATACACCAAGATAAACCATACGCCATAGTCTTAGACCATGCGGGTAACGTGTCGCGTCATGGATTCGCTGAAGACATTGTGCCTGATGTACTGCATGACGGTGAGAAAGAATACAACGAGCGGGAACAGACCAAGGACAAGAAAGAACCCAAGACAATGGACTGCCCACAGTGTTATCAGACCATGATGGTTCCACGGTGCGCGTGTGGTTATGAAGTACCCAAGGCTGAACTGCTGAAGACAGACAAGCAGATCTTGAAAGAGATCAAGCGAGAAGACAAGGGAAGATGGTTATACGAGTTGCAATTCTATGCGGCTCAAAAGGGATACAAACCTGGCTGGGCAAGCTGGGCATACAAATCAAAGTTCGGTGTCTGGCCCCGTGTTAGACCCATGCCGAGCAATGAGCGGATGCCAGAGGTTCAAAGTTATCTGACACATTTACAAATCAAGAGGGCAAAAGATGCTTCAAGAAATTTTAGGAAGGCTGGATAAGGTAAAGAAGGCGGGTAAAAATTATGTGGCATGTTGCCCAGTACACCAAGACAACAACCCGTCAATGTCAATCAGCGAGCAAGGCACTAGGATATTAATCTACTGCCATGCTTGCGGGGCCAAGGGTAGCGAAGTAGTCCAGGCAGTAGGTCTAAGTGAGTCGGCATTGTTTAATGATGAACCACAAAAGACGGGCGGAAAAGGTTACTTTTCTAAGGATCAACGCGAACAGGCCCTAGAAGATGCGTATTTCATATCGATATACGATAATGAATTGAGCAAGGGGCACAAGCCAAGTCTTGAAGAATACCGCCGGTACAAGCTAAGTCAGCAACGGGTTAAGGTGCTGGGTGCGGCATGAGCGACTGGTATATACAGGACGTTAGGACTGGATTTATAGACGGATTTTATGCCGAAGGAGATATGGCAGAAGATGTGATGCTAAGGTGCGTAAGGAAATTCAAACGATGGATGGTGCTCAAACAACGAAAACCAAATGAAACCATTGACGACTTTATATTTTGGGATGAAGGGTATGCCGACTGGTATGAAGATTGGCTACACGATACTGGTTATTACTCAATTACGTCAGAAGAATAATTAGCTCGTTCAAAAACCCAATTAATCAGGAGCCATAACCCAATGATATTGAGTAAAGAGAAGTTAGCCACCGAATGCGTCCGCATGACAATCCAGAATCAGGAAGGTCTGGACAACATGATGCACATGCTAGGGCAGATCGAGTTAGAGTTTCCCATTGACGTACAGATAGAGAAGCACAAGAAGAAACGTACCGCTACCCAGAACAACACTGCTAACAAATGGTATCGAGACTGCGAGAAGCAGGGCGATATGAAGGCGTGGGAATACAGGGCCTATTGTAAATTGCACTTTGGAATCCCTATCCTCAGACGTGACAGCGAGAAGTTCAAAGCAGTGTATGATCGAGACGTGAAGCCATACACCTACGAGCAAAAGCTATCGTTCATGGTGGAGCCTTTTAACTTTGAGGTCACAAACTTGATGAATGTGAAGCAGCACAGCGAGTTCCTGGATATGGTCGAGCGTCATCTGCGGGAACAGGGTTTTCAATTGACCGAGGTGAGCAAATGACATGGCCAAGAAATGTAAAGTCTGCGGGGAAAAGTTCACGCCAACTTTCACAAGTTTCCAGAAAACGTGTAATGCGACTCAATGCCTTATCGCGTTTGGAAAGACAGAAAGAACTAGAATCAATCGCAAAGAAACCAGAGAGTCCAAGCGAGACAGATCCTATTGGATGAGACGGTGCCAAACCGAGTTCAATAAGTACATTAGGAACCGAGATAAGAAAGATCCTTGCATATCATGCAACCGTCATCACGATGGGCAGTACCATGCCGGTCACTACAAGACAGTGGGCGGTCATCCTGCACTACGGTTTGAAGAAGATAATTGCCACAAACAGTGCTCAGTTTGCAATAACTACAAGTCTGGTAATTTATCAGAATATCGGTCAAACTTGTTGATAAAGATAGGGTTAGAGCGGGTCGAGTGGCTAGAAGGGCCGCATGATCCAGTCAAATATACCATTGAGGATCTGCAAGAGATGCTATCCAAGTATCAATCACTGAATAAGAAATGGGTACAGTCTCCACGCTAGACCGTAATGCTGAACAGGTGCGGGATGTACTCCGTAGCCTGTTGGAACAGTGTGAGGCTGGCAACATCTGCGGTGCCGTCATAGTGACAGAACACCTCGACAGGTTTGACCTAGATATGCCTGGAACCTTCTCAACAGATCCTGATTCAATAGCTGCACTCACTGGCCGGTTGCAAATGGCCGCGCATTCGTTCTACCAGATGAGCTGGGAATATGACGACGAAGTATAAGACCACGACCGAGCACCTAGATTTCTGCAACACTGATTACCAGCGTCAGATTATTGAGATGACTTTGAGCGGGATGAATCAGTCTGAGATTGCTAGAGAGTTAGGCAAAAATCCCAGAAGAATTAATAAAGCAGTTGTGGCTATTCATAGACGGGCAGCACTTCAAGGTGTAGCGCCAGCCTATAATGTAAACCGTCAGACAGTCCCAGGATTTACCACTAAGCGAGTCAGTACCGCCTACAATTTGGACGGTGATATCGTTTTACAGTGGCATATCCAAGAACCAGAACGGCAGAAGCTGGAAGAATTAATCGCTCAATTTGTGGAGGGATTCAAAGATGAAGTCTCGGGAATACACACTCCCATTAACCCGCCCCAAGGCATTGATGACGATTATATGGTTAGCTACATTATTGGGGATCATCATCTTGGGATGCTTGCTCACCATACTGAGACGATGGGCGAGGACTATGATGTCAAGATTTCGCAACGACTCTTAGAAGATGCAGTTGATCGACTGGTCAGTGTAGCACCAGCGGGTAAGGTCGGTGTGCTTGTGAACCTTGGCGACTTCATGCACGTCAACGACTCCACCAGCTCAACGCCTAATAGTAAGAATCTCCTAGACTCTGATGGCCGGTACTCCAAGACCATCAGGGCTGCAAGTAATGTGATAAAGCGTACGGTTTTGCGGATGCTTGAGAAACATGCCGAGGTCTGGCTTGTGAATGTTCGAGGGAACCATGATCCAGATGCTGCGTTGTGGCTGAATGAGGTCATGCGCCTGTACTTTGAGGATGATCCGCGTGTTCACGTATTCGATAACGCGTCTAAGTTTATCTGGTGGCAGTGGGGTAAGAATCTGGTAGTGACCCATCACGGTGATCGGATTAAAATGTCCAATCTTCACGGGTCAATCGTGTCAAATCTCAGGAAAGAATGGGGCGAAGCGGAGCACACTTTCGTATGGACGGGTCACATACACCACAAGAATCAGGAAGAATTTGGCGGCGCATTGTTCGAGTCTTGGAACATCCTAGCACCCGCAGATGCTTGGCACGCTGGCTCTGGCTATGCCAGTTCTCGGAGTATGACATGCGTGATTCTTCACAAAGACTATGGGGAAGAAGGACGATTAAAGGTAAACGTGGAGCGGATTAAATGAGCGCATTTGACGAGCAGATAGGGGGCAACCATTACAAGCTGATGATGATTCAGCCTACTGAATACATATTGGCCAACAATTTGGGATGGTGTGAAGCCAATGTTGTGAAGTACATCAGCCGGTGGCGGTCTAAGGGTGGGGTCGATGACTTGCGAAAGGTGGTGCATTACACTCAGATCTTGATCGAGCGGGAATTGAATGGAAAGACGGCCTCAAAGGATGAACCAAAAAAACCGTCTTGGTAGATTACAGTAGGATTGCCCCGATTATATAGCCAAGCAAAAAGGCTACGATCATTGCCCCGCCTGTGTATCTTGGAACCATTAGTTTTTCTAGTTGTTTCTTGATCATTTCTTGCCCTCGATTTGTTGTAGTTTGTCCAGCATTTTGAGCACGTCTAGCAACACGGTCTGTTCGTATTGGTCGATCTCGGGCTGGCAGTAAGTCTCGCGCACTTTGACTAGCGTCATCCATGCGGTTAACAGTTCGGTTCTAGTTGGTTTCATGCTCTATCCTCCATATTGATTTTGCAATTTGTTCTACTACTTGAGGCACTACCGCATTGCCTAGCTGTTTAAGTCTGTGTGACCTTCTGGGAACCCCATTAGCCACTCGACCCACGTTGGGTTCAGGCTTCCACCAGCTTGAGCGGCTAGTGTCGGAGTATTTCGAAGATGTTCTGATGGCGCTGCTGTTTCTTTGGCATTGTGAGCCGTTGGTGTAGGCCACATCTTCACTTGATCCTGCAATCGTATTTGTATCCTGTGACCGCTCGGCCTCGTTGTCTTGCCTTCCAATAACGCTTTCGGAGTCCCGCCCGTATCCGCTGCTGGTGTGCGCCACAGTCCAGACTCTGTCTCGTCTGTGGTGAGCATCGACGGCGCAAGCTGGAATAACAAACGTCCTTGCGGTGTAGCCCTCTGTTTCCAAGTCAGCGAGCACTTCGTCGAGGCCCATATTGATGTGCCCAGCAACATTTTCTCCAATGACCCAAGTGGGCCTGAGTTCTTGGACAAGCCTAAACATTTCTGGCCAGAGGTGACGGTCATCTTCTGCGCCACGCCGTTCTCCTGCGACGCTGAAAGGCTGGCATGGGTATCCGCCGCAAATAAGTCCGATATTCTGTATTCCATTGTCTTGGAGCTCCTGTTTGGTTAGGGTTCTAACGTCAGAAAATATTGGCACGTTGGGCCAGTTCTTGCGTAAAACCTTTTGAGCCTCTTGATCGTATTCGCAAAAGGCTGCGGTCTCAAATCCAGCAGCCTCCAGGCCCAAGCTAAACCCGCCAATGCCTGAGAACAGATCAAGCACTTTCATCGGTTTTCCTTGATGATTTTCATTGCTGTAGGCTGGCTAATTCCCAGAATACGCCCAATGTTTGGTGAGCTTTTGCCCTTGGCGTGTCGTTCTAGCACTGCCGCCACGAGTTCGGCATGTGTCTCAAATGGGCCGGTTGCCCTTGGTCGTCCTCGGTTCATCGTATTCCCTCGCAGTTTGGTTTAAGGTTTTCATAGTCCGGCCAGTAGCCTAAACAGACGTTGTATCGGTATTCTTTGGACATGGTGACCTCGTGGTCATAGTCCCAATTTGAGACCCAGAGCAAAGCCGCGACAACTGCCGCAGCAATGCTGATTTTGGTTAATCGGTTCATGCTATAATGCCCTCTTAAATTCTACTGCGGTAATCTTGCGCCGTCTTAATTCTTGGGCGGCATAATGGAACTCATCCCAATATTGCCCGACCTTGGGATTATCAATCGTCTCCCCAGCTTTTGCCGCGTGGTAGGCGTCTTGACGAATGTAAAGCAATGAGTCACTGCCTAGGGTCTTGAATCTTTCTATTGTTTCGCTGTGCCAGTTTGCCATGCTATGCCACCTCCTCAGCTGTGACGTAATGGTCGGCCAGTTCCTGCCAGTTAACCGCGCCTAGATCGATCATGTCTTTAAACATTGCAGGAATGTCGGCATCGTCTAGCATGTCCCACACTGTCTCCTCGATGTAGTCGGCCATTAAGTGCTGGCCATCGTTTGCCACGTCGTGGAAGTAGTCGCCAAGATATAGGTTAATGATCCAAGTCTCTCTGTTAGTCCATCCGTTATAGTCTGTCATGTGTATATTCCCTTGCTGATTGTGTTTATGGTAGATTTTTGATCAGGTATTGAATGCGGCGCGCTTCTTGCCAGAGTGACGCGCACTCATTGGATGTGTAGCGGGTTTGGCCTGATAACTCTAACGCGATAATCTGCGGCGTTAATTGGCCTAGTTGCTGGTTAAGTTCTAGTTTGTTCATGTGTTACTCCTTGCTGTTTTGGGTTTCGGCCTAGTGGCCTCGTCAGTACCAGTCCCTAACTGGTAGACCCGAAAGGGGCGGGTTACTCGTCTTCCTCGGTT